AGCATAGATTCTATCATGTTTATACAGAACCTATCTGATCCTAAGCGTAAATTTGCTAAGGATTTACCTAGGTGGGATAACCCATTAGTTCCGGAAACATCTGATGACCCAGACATTGTTCCTAGAAAGTTGGATCCTAATGGCAGAATAGTTGTAGATTTAACGAACCCTCATATATTAGAGGATATGGATTTCTTTAGGCCAGCAGCAATACATTTTGAAAAGCATGGTTGCTACACAAAGATATATCCTAACAAGAATCCTAACTCTACCTATTACAGATACTGGGCTGAAGAAGCTAGAAGATGTAGAGAAGGAATGGTTAGGCCAAGTGATGGAGAGTGGATACCTGGGAATTATTATTTTCAGTTAAACTATGCACCACTACTTAGAGCAGAAATTATAAAGGGTACAAAGAAAGCTGATAGGCTAGAGGGTTTTGCATATGTATACGATGCAGATTACTGGTTCTTTCACTATGTAGAACAATGTAGAGCTTTAGGTATGCACGGTGCAAACTTAAAAAGAAGGGGTTGTGGGTACTCAGTAAAAGCTAGCAACATGTTGGCAAGAAACTTTGTGTTAGGTGATTCTGAAAAAGCTAAAGAAAAAGTAAAGTCTTTTGCAATTGCAAATGAAAAAGAATACCTGATAAAGGATGGTGTACTAAATAAGTTTGTTGGTGTAATTGATTGGAATGCAACACATACTCCATGGCCAAAGACAAGATCACTTAAGGATTCCTTGAATGATATGCACTGGAGAATGGGGTTCAAGGACAATAAGACTGGTACAGAGAAAGGTGTACTAAACGAAGTGATGGGTGTTACACTTAAAAATGATGCACAGAAAGCACGTGGAAAAAGGGGATCTTTAGTTTTGTGGGAAGAAGCAGGTAAGTTTGATGACTTCCTAACCGCATGGAAAATTGCACAACCATCAGTAGAAGAGTCTGGATTTGCATTTGGATTTATGATGGCTGGTGGTACCGGGGGTGTTGAAGGTGGAGCCTTTGAAGGATTAGAAGAAATCTTCTATAACTCAGCAGGTTATAACATACACTCTATACCTAACGTATTTGACAAGAACACAAACGGAAAAAACAATTGTGCATTTTTCTTTGGAACATACCTCAACTATAGAGGTAAGATGGATAAGAATGGTAACAGTGATGTTATTGGTGCACTTATAGAAATAAACAAAAAGAGAACTAAAGTAAAGTATGGCTCATCTGATGTAAATACAATTGTACAAACAAAAGCAGAAGAACCAATTACTCCTCAGGAAGCTATAATGCGTACAGAGGGTGTTGCATTTCCTGTTGCAGACCTAAGAGATTACTTAGAAGATATTGCACCAGAAATAGATTCATTCTTATCAAGCCACTATCAGGGAACTATAGTGTATGGTGATGACGGAATTGCTAAGTGGCGTAACACACCTGATGCTAAACCAATACGTGAGTTTCCTTACAAAGTTAAAGGAGGTTCATCATCTGATGGAGCTGTGGAGATTTTTGAAATGCCAAACAGGGATAGAGATGGTAATGTGTTTAGTCATAGATATATTGCCGGGATTGACCCTATTGATAATGATTACACCATTGGTGGATCACTTGCGTCAATAATGGTGTTTGACTTATGGACAGACAACATAGTTGCAGAATATACTGGCCGGCCACAACTCGCTAATGAGTTTTATGAGACATGTATAAGATTGCTTTCATTCTATAATGCTCAGGCTAACTACGAGAATAACCTTAAAGGATTGTTCTCTTACTTTAGCAACAACCACGCACTGCACTTGTTAGCAGACAGTCCAGAGATCCTTAGAGATATGGACATTGTTAAGTCTAACTTGTTTGGTAACAGAGCAAAAGGTACTAGAACTACAGCTGATGTTATTAAGCTAGGTAAGACACTGCAGAGAACATGGATGCTTACTCCTTACGAGCAAGAGAGATATGATAGTGATACAGGTAAAACTGTAGAGATGAAGATACCTAACTTGAGAAGGATTAGAAGTATAGGTTACGTAAGAGAATGTATAGCCTGGAATCCTGACATAAACACGGATAGGGTTTCTGCAATGGACATGGTAATGATACTTAGAGAGGATAGAGCTAAGTACACAAGTAAGTTTGAAGATCAAGGAGAAGTAGATACAAACACTTACTTCCATGATGATCCATTCTTAGATCAAAACTGGCAGAAAGCTATGCAGAAAATGGGCAATGAGCCTGAATATCCAGATCTTGGATTTTAGCTATAATATATAGATAAAAAAATACAAATAATTTCGTAAATTTGAAACAATAAAATATAAACATGACAGACAATAAGAACTTTCCTGCTCAAAAGCTTCCCTACAATAAAAAGGGTAAAGCATGGAGAAGAGATCATTTAGACTGGGCTGACCAGAATAGTTATTTGAATAACAGTAACATTAGAAGAAAGATCAAGCACAAGCGTATAAATTTAAACCTATACAACGGTAAGGTTGACGTCAAAGACATGAAGTTAATTCTTAATCCTGGTGGAATGGAAAAGTACCATGTGCCCGATGCTATTCAACACTACCCAATCGTTACTCCTAGAGTTAATGTATTGGTGGGGGAAGAGAAAAGAAGAAAGTTTGACTGGAGTGTTAGTATTATAAACCCAGACACACTGTCTAAAATAAAAGAAGACACAAAAAAATTAGTTGATCAAAGATTAATGGAAATGCTTCAGTCAGAAGTTTCTGACGAAGACTTAGAGCAAGAGTTAGCAAAGTATGCTGACTACATAAACTTTGACTACCAAGACATTAGAGAGAAGAGAGCTAACCTATTGATGAAGCACTATATCTCTAAGTTGAATATGAAAATAATTTTCCAGCAAGGTTTCAAAGATGCCTTGATAATGGGAGAAGAAGTTTACATGTTTGACATTGTGAATGGAGCAGTAACATTCGAGAGACTTAATCCATTGAAGGTACACACGCTTCGTGGTGGTAACTCTAACAAAATAGAAGACTCAGATGTTATCGTACTAGATGATTTCTGGAGTCCAGGAAAAATACAGGATACATTCTACAATGATCTATCAGAAATTGAGACTAAGAAATTAGATGATCAAGAATTCACAGGTAGTACGACAGATTCTGATGGAGTAAGTCTAGCAGTAGATGATATTCACGGAATGAAGATGCTACAAGAAGAAAGTATGGATGCTTATATAGAGTCTACCGGGGTGTTTTCATCTCCAGATTCTCAAGGTAGAAATGCATATACTGACGGGCAGGGAAACATAAGAGTTCTTAGAATGTTCTGGAGATCTATGAAGAAAATAATCAAGGTTGAATACTTTGATGAGCTTGGTAAAAAGCAAACTAAATTCAGATCTGAAGATTACATAATAAATAAAGAAATGGGTGAAGTAGCCAAAACACTTTGGGTTCCACAATGGTGGAAAGGTGTTAAAATAGGTGAAGATACTTATTTGCAGATTAAGCCAAGAGAGATACAGTACAACAGAATGGACCAACCAAGTTTTAATTCGTGTGGAATCATTGGTCAAGTATACAATACATCTGATGAAGAGTCAGTAACTTTGGTTGACAGAGCTAAGCCATTCCAATATCTTTACGATATTTCTTGGCACAGAGTAAATGAAGCATTATCTAAATACATGGGATCAATTGTTGAGTTAGACTTAGCAAAGGTTCCTACTGGATGGTCAGTAAGCAAGTGGTTATACTTTGCACGAAAGTCTGGTATTTCTGTAGTAGATAGTTTTAAAGAAGGACAAAAAGGTATGGCCAAAGGAAGGCTTGCCGGCTCAGTAGGAAATACAACAGGTAGAGTACTAGAGCAAAAGGTAGGTGACTTCATACAGACACACATACAAATGATGGAGTTTGCAAAAGCTCAAATGGACGAAATAACTGGTGTTTCTAGACAGCGTCTAGGACAAGTCGAGAATAGGGAGACTGTTGGCGGTGTAGAAAGAGCAGTTAGCCAGTCCAATCATATTACAGAAGAAATATTCACTATGCATGACTACTGCAAGAAAAGATGTTTTCAGATATTACTGGAGACTGCCAAGATTGCACTAAAGGGTCAGACACTTAGATTCTCTTATATTGCTGACGATATGACTCGTCAATTAGCAGATATAGATGGAGATAAGTTTGCAGAAGAAGAGTATGGCTTAATGGTTTCTAATGATGACGAGATTAACAGAATGGAGCAGAGATTGGAAGGAATGGTACAAATGGGATTACAAAACCAAATGTTATCTTTCTCTACAGCTATCAAGATATTCAATTCACCATCAGTAAGAGAAATACAGCGACTTATTCAGAAGGATGAGCAGCAAATGAAAGAGAATCAATCTCAACAAGCTGAAGCACAGAACAAGCAAATGGAAGCTGACAGAGCTCAAGCCATGGCAATGGATGATGCTCAGAAAAGAATAGACTTAGAAAAGTTTAACAGAACTGACGAGACTCAAAGATACATTGCTGAACTTAAAGCAGAGACCGATAGGCTTAGAATAGATCAAGAAGAAAGAGGGGTTATCTCCGCTGAAGCTGATAGTGAAGAGTTTGAAAAGTTTGAAGCTGAACTAGGAATAAAGAAAGAAGCTTTGTCGAATGATATGTCAAAACATAATGACCTAATGTCTCGAAGAGATAAAGAAATAGCTATAAAAAAAGATCAGGCTAAAAAAACAAATACAAACAACTAATTGAATTAAAAAATTATGAAACAAACGCAGAATCAGTATTACGGAAAAACAAATGAAATGAAGACTCTAACAGAAGGGTCTACATTTTATGATACGCAATCTCAAAAAACTTACTTATCTGTAGGAGGAAAAATGGTAGTAATGTCAAATGGTACAGACACAAGTGAGGAGCCAGAGGGCAGCACTATTGTCTCAAAAGTAGTATCATTAACTCAGGCTCAGTATGATGCAGGAACACCTGTGTCAGGAACTTTTTATATAATCACAGACGCATAAAATTATGGCATTAAAAATAGCAAACATAGATATAAACAAAGGATATCTTGGAGATTTAGAATTATCAGTTGCATACTTGGGAGCTATTGAGGCCTCTTTTATTAAGTCTGATTTTATAATTTCTGTTAAAACAGACAATACTGGTACGTCTCTGGATAATCAATTTACATTGCCTTGGATAGGTACCTATGATATAGATTGGGGAGACGGAACCAAAGAAGAAAATGTTACTGATTCTCAAACTCACACGTATGCTTCAGCAGGTACTTATGATGTAAAAGTTAAGGCTGTAAGTGGTAGAATATTATTTAATGGTACGGGAGATAGATTAAAGTTATTGGATATTAAAAATTGGGGTGTTTGTATTTGGACTAGTATGGAGGCTGCTTTTAAAGGTTGTGAAAATTTAAGCAAAATGTCAGCATCTGATTCTCCAGATTTATCTAGTGTAACTAGCATGGCTAATACTTTTGTTGATGTTCCACTTGAAGTAAACCTAAATAATTGGGATGTTAGTAATGTTTCAAATTTTGCATACATGGCTTATGCTAGTTATCAGAAGGTTGGATTTAATTCTCAAATAGACCAATGGGATATTAGTGGTACTGTATCACTTAACTATATGTTTTATGATAATAAAAATTTTAATCAGCCTATTGGTAACTGGGATACAAGTAATATTACTACAATGGTTGGGGCTCTTAGGGGAGTAGCATCTTTTGACTATTCTTTAGCTGGGTGGAATATAGAAAACATTCCATCGTGGGGTTTACAAGGTTTATTATTGAGTGCTGGGATGTCTACATCTAATTATGACGCTACATTAATTAGTTGGGCAGCACAAACACCTCAAAATAATGTAAGCATAAGTTTCGGTAGTTCACAATACTCATACGAAGCAGCAGCTGCAAGACAAACCCTTATAGATACATATGGATGGACTATTACAGATGGTGGACAAGGAGTAGCACCTGAGTTTGCATTAAAGTGGGAAACTACTACGCCTAATGAAGAAATACAAATAGGAGTTGGTAGTGGAACATTTGATTATGTTATTGATTGGGGTGATGGTACAGTTGAGAGCTACAATACAAATGCTAATATATCTCACACCTATGCAACTGCAGGTGATCACATAACTAAAATAACAGGTGATTTTCCTCATATTAATATGGGGGATAGCGGAGTTTCAACGGATTTTAAAAATAAGCTATATGAAATTTTAAATTGGGGTAACATAGCTTGGGATAGTTTAGAAAATTCTTTTTATAATTGTAGAAATTTAGATTTTTATAACTCTATAGATTCTCCTAATTTACAAAATTGCACAAGTTTATATGGGACCTTTAGGTTATGTACATCATTAGGTAATGTAAATGGGTATAATATTGATTTATCAAGTTGGAACGTTAGTAACGTTACGACTATTGGAGAGTTTTATATCGCATATAACGAAAGTATGGATGTAGATCTTAGTGGTTGGGTTATCAATGCTAATATTACTTTTGGAAGACTTGTTGATAGAT